TGAGGTTAATGCCCAATCTCCTTCTTTAAGATTAGGAATGCCTTTACCAATATTTCCTTCACTAACATTAATAGCATAAATTTGAGCAGCAGCCTGCCCTCTAGTTTTGTGGCAACCCATTACTGTACCGTCGTCTTTTAGGGCGGGGTAGCCTGAACACCCAGAAGATCCTTTAGCACCTACATGATATGGCATAATGCCATTATATCAGAGTTCTTTGCTTTTCAATAGCCTTTTTATTTCTTCAATTCCCCAACGATCCTCTTTAGAAAGGGTAGATAATATACTGTCATCAAATGCTTTTTCTGTAAGTCTTACTATAGGATTTTGATCAGCAATATTAATATCTAGTAATCCCTTTTCCCATAGTCTCATTAATTCTCCATTAACATGATTTACATGTTCATCATATAGCACTGGAGATATTTCTTTTAATTTAGGAGTAAACTGATATAAAAAGTCGCCTGTTTCCGTATCTACCCCAGCAACCTGCAGAGCACCAGCAAGAATTAACTCATCCATAATTTCTTGATTTGTTTTATCCATTTATAAATTCTACCAGCTGATCTCTTGTTTGTCCACCTATAATTCTATTTTTTTCTATACCGTTTTCAAATAAAATAAATGTAGGTACCGATTTAATCCCAAATGTTTTAACTAAGTCGCCATTATCATCTACATCTATAATCTGAAATCCTGCCTGTGTTTGTTCAATATTAAGTTCTTGAACAATAGGTTTTGTTTTTTTGCATGGTTGGCACCAATCGGCGGTAAAATAATAAACAGTTTTCATTGATTGTGTCCGCCAACTAATCTATTCTCAATAAGCTTATCTCTTTCATCAATAACCTCAAGCATAAAAGCCATCATTTTTGTATATGCATCTGGATTGTTCATAATCTTTTCATAATGATGACCACAGAACATAAGATCTCCAGTAGATCCTTTTACCATAACATATGCCTGTGCACCGCACTGATCACAGCGATCAATTATTCTTAATGCATACTCTTTTTCTTTTACTGATGGATGGTCTTCAACAATATTATTCATAATATAATTATATATCTACTTTCTATTATCAGTTTTATAAAATCCAGGACCATTGAATTGTATCCCAAAATTAGAATAAACACGAACTAATTGTTTATTACAAACATCACAGGAATAGCCTGGATCACTATCAGATATTGACCTTGTTTTGGAATATCTAATAGCACAGGCCATACAGTCATATTCGTATGTTGGCATGATTTAATTATACCCTAAGCTATTTTAGAAGTCAATCTAATGTGTGTTCTAATTCTATGACAGTTAGCACAAACAACTTCGCACTTTGATATTTCTTTAAGTATTGCTTTCCATGAAAATCCATCATGAATCATTCTAGAAATATTGTATTTTTTGTCTTTAATGTGATCAAAATCAAGAACTATGTGGTTGTTTTCTCCGCAGTCTACACATCCACTTGCCTTTTTTATATCAGCAAGTTTCTTTTTATACTGCTGCTTATTATAATATGCTAGTTCTTTTTCAGTCATAGCAATTGTTATTATATCAAAAATTATTAAGCCCCACATGGGGATTCAAGCACAATGGCCCGATTTATAAAATGGGTAACTAATCCATCCCAAGGCCCATGTGGGGACTTCTATTTTACTACTTTACTTTAATTGTTTTTGGTTTCTTTTCCTCTGGAATAACTCTATCAATATTGATATGTAGCATTCCATCTTCCATTTCAGCACCAGTTACTTCCATATATTCACCAAGGGCAAATGTGCGAGTAAATTTTCTAGCAGCAATTCCTTTATGAACAACTTCTGCATCTGTAACTTCTGCAATTTCCCCCTTAATAATCAATGTCCCATCATCTACTGAAACATTAATATCATTTTTTGAGAAGCCAGCGACAGCTAAAGATAGTTTATATGTATCATCATCCAACTTAATTAAATCATAAGGTGGATAACTTGTTTGCCGTGATGCTAATTGAACATTAGCTAATCGTTCCATTTCACGATTAAAGCCAATAAAAAAAGGATCCTTAAATAGATCCCATGCAAATGAACTTACCATTTTATTCTCCTTTTCAGCGAGTTTCATCTGTACCCCCTTTTGGCAGGTACATTTATATTATACCATATCTCTTTGTAAAAATTTATTATAAATTTCAATATTTTTACTAATTTCATTTGTTTTTGATTCAACATATTGTTTTATATAAAAATATTCTTCGCCTACCTGCCTTGGTAAATTGCCGTGAGTTAATGTTGCATAATTGTTAAATTTATGATTGTTCATTATATTGAAAATATGATCTGATATATGTTCTGAACTTGGTAAATTATAAATTTTATCGGATTTTCCTGAATACTTAGATATTCTAATTAATTCTTTTCTAATATCTTTTGTAAAACTATCAAAAAAGATAATCAAGCATTGTTCATTTTTATATGCGTTGCTATACAGCTCATGATAAAAATTATTATGAAAATCAAATGATTCTCCTAATCCTTCTTTTAAGAAGTTATCTATTTTAATAGAATTTTTATCATGAGCTGTTTTATAAATATACTCTCCATATGCCCTATATATATTAGAAGTTATAGAATTAATTGGTTCTCTTATTGTAATAATCTGCATAGTATTTTCTATTTTTTTACCAGCTAAGAAAGCACTATGTATTTGCTCATAAATTCTAAAATTTAAAAACATGGTAATGCCAAATTTTAAAAATGTACTACCAGTTCTAGGATATGAATTCATAAAAAAACTATCATATTCTATGTCTTTATTCATTTTTTATCTTATATCTTTCTATTATAATGTAAATTTAACAACATGGCAACATGGATCGCCACCATCTTCCCACTCTTTAGACTCTTCTTCACTCATATAAGGATCACCATCATGTGTTGTGCAGAATGGTTCAGAAATCCAACCATTATCAATACCAGTTTGTAACCAAATAGGAAAATCGTTTGCATCTTTCATATCTATATTCTACCTTTATTTACTTAAAAAGTCAATAGGATATAGACAATGTGGACTATATAAAATAGCAGCATCTAAAGCTTGAGTCAGCCTACGCTTTGGATCTTTATAGTTTTGGGTAGCATGCAAAGAACCCATTGCATAGGCTGAACCTGAACCTATGGCAGCAAAATTTGTGTCATAGGAAATCATTGTTAAATTGGCAGATTCATGCTCATACATTCTGCCTTTAATACATATCAATAAAGTTAATTCTGAGTCTTTTTCTGCTGGCATACCCCATTTATCATAAAACTTTTTAAGTTCTTCAAGAAATTTACCACGCATAAATTTATCTATATTGCCTTCGGGTTTCGGCGGTATAAAATTATTTTGAATTATTTGTCCTTCAAGAGTTCCACAATATCCAAATAGATAATCTCCAGACTTCCAGATCTTTGGAATATCTGATTTCATTTGTTGTGATTCATCTACAATAGCTCTTTCTCCAGCCATGTAGCATCGTCCATCTTTGATTATTGCTGCTATACAAGTCATGCCTACCCCTAGATTTTCCTGTTTATTTAGTATACCAGAAATATTTTAATACGTCAAATAGGTTTTATTTGATATTTTGACCACAAGTAGGGCAGGTCTTTGCCTCAGATACCGCCTCAGATGGGGCAGATTCGGCCTTAGCAGCCCCTTTAAACTTAGGACGACCAAATCCTACTATGGATATCTGTACACCCTTTTTATTCTTCTTATAGGCACGAAGTTTCTTTACGACTTCCCCGCCATTACGCTGAGATTTCTTTGGGTCTCCTGATGTATTACCCTCAATGCACCAAACGGTTCCATCCTCGTTATCTTTAATAACGATTCCTACGTGTGAAATTCTATCAACACCGTCTCCAGGAAAATCAAAGTATGCAATGTCACCTGGATCTGGATCAGCAATCTGAGCATCTAGCCACTTGCCAGATTTTTTAAATGCTGCTGCTCCACCTGGAGTGTAAACAGTGTTTGGAACTTTTACGCCAGCCTTATCAGCACACCACATTACAAATGATCCACACCATGGTTGAAAATTAGCTTTTGTAAAAGCACCATACTTTGTTTCATTATCTTTTGGTCCTTCAATGTAACCAATTTCTTCCTTGGCTATTTCAATTAACTTTTCTGCTGTTCCCATTTCTGCCATGATTAATCCTTATCCCATTCTTCATCAATCTCTTGCTCTTCTGGCATTTGTGAATTATCTTTACCAGCAGGAACTTCTTCTGCTACCGCTTCTGTTCCTGTCGCTACTTCCTCTGCAACTGAAGCATTGTTTTCCATTGCATCTTTCATTTCTTGTGCACCACTTTTACCAATTAGCAAACCTGCGAGGGTACCAGTAATAAATGTAGCAACACTACCAAGTACATTAAAGAACATCTTATCATTTTCAGATTGTGCATTTACTGGTTGTGTTACAAAAATCAGGGCATATAAAATACCCAATGTTGTTGAAAGGAGAATAACTCCTAACATAATTCCTAATGCAAATTTTAATCTTGCATCTAATTCTGCAGATGTATATCTATTCTTGCTCATTTGGTACTTCCTCCACTGTGCTCTCAGTTCCATTAGTTATATCTGATCCTACTAAATCTTCTGGACATGCCCCATTTACTGTACAAATAGGTGGCTTGCATTCTGCATTTTCCCAGTTTGCTGGATCCTGGCAAGGATAGCGATAGTGACCGTCATAGCCGCAACCCGTCAAAAGGGCGGCAAGAAAAGCAAGACCAATTATCCTTAACATACCCACCATTATATCAGTTATTCTTTTTCTTCACGAAGGGGGATAGTAATTAGCCATAGGGCTATTGATACTACCGTTGCAATCCCTACGATCTGTTGGGCGGTACCTGTAAGGGTAAGCCAAGCAATAAAGAAGCCTAGTATAGTGAATACCTGGGCAATGCTTTCAACAAGGGCTGCTTTCAGCCATTTTGCAAATCCTTTTGCAATTTTAACTGAAATATCTAGTGCCTTATCCATGATATTTTTTATCATTGTCATATTATAACCTCCTTAATGACATAACAGAACTAACTATGTTGGATACCAGAATTACTGGGATAATGACTTCTTGAGCCTTTTCCCTCTGATCATCCGTCATATCTTTACCCCATTCTGATGGGCTAAATACTTGATCAAAATCTATTTCTGTCAAAAATCCTAGTGGATCCGATAAAAATGCTTCTGTTTGAAGCTCAGTAACAGCATCTGCCAGAGTATATGGCATATTGGCGTTTTCATTGTCTGATGACATTTCTGCAAATTGAAC